AAGTCTTTGTTTTCTTGGGCTTTCTCAGCCGCATCAGCCGGCTTCGAGGTCAAGCTCGCCACGGCGGTAGCGCCAAGCACCACAGTCGCCGCTACGCCCGCCGCTCGCAGATTTCCTAAAGCACGTTGCCATACTGAGCTGCGCTCGGTGTCCAGCTCCATTTCGATTTCCGCGAGCGTTTCGAACACAGGCCGGCCTGCCACTTCGGCAAGCAGCATGATGTCGGCCGCGTCGGGTTTGCGTCTCCCGGCCTTCCAATCGCTTATCCGGCTCGCCGGGCGGCCGATCCGCTCCGCGAGCTCGCCATATGAGCCCGCCGCATCCTTCGCGAGTTCGATGAGGCTAGAAATATTCATACGAACCTCTTGCAACTTCCCAGAATGGTAACTATGATTACCAAAACGGTAATTTACCGATTTGGGTATTGAGCGAAGTCTAGCAGGCTATGGAGAAAGGAAAAATCTGGCCCCTATTTATGGGTCAGCGGGGGCGGCGGAACTGCTTGGGGTTGTAGATCGCTCGCTTGATCGGATCGAGTTCTTTTTGCCGCCGTAGCTGCACGCGCCGGCGATCCGATCGAAAGGCGACGAAGACGGCGACCAGCGCAATGGCGATCAGGAGTCGGGCCTCGATCGTCAGCGCGCCCCAAATCCGTGTGAGGTTGTTGAGCAGGTCGTAAGCGAGTTGCTCGGTCATTTGGCCGCAGTTTTCATTGATGTTTCGCGCATGTGTTTTGGCGCATCGAAGGTCGCACTGAGTCCGCAACTAGATGACGTGCATGAAGATTGCTGTTGCTACGGCGGCCGCGGTGCAAATGACCGAGGAGACTACGCGAAAACTCAGGCGCCACGCAGAAATGCCAATGATCCACGCGATGGTGATGATTGCCCCAGTGACTACTGGTTTCACAATCGGGGAGAAGTCGATGGGGTTCATGTTTGGGAGTGTGCTAAGTGAGCGAAGCTGAGGCTAGTCGGTTTGTTTTCTTGTTCGTGTTTCTTGTCTCCGTATCCACCGTCCTGGGATGTCAGTTGAATGGCCTGTTGAACGATTTGATGCGAAGGCTGCGTCGTCGGTCGACGCAATGGCGGCGCAAATTATAGGTGCGGTTGTATCGGGTTTATGTCGGTAGGTTCGGAGGTTTCATTACCCCCTGCGTCGCGCACTTCTCACCCTCGGATAGCGCGGCGCTTTGTGGACGGCTGACCTAGCGTCCACCTTTTTCGATTCGCGCGTACGTCGCGCATGTAGCCGGAGCGGCTCTAGTCATTATGTATAGCAGTCCTAACAAGGAGTTTTCATGAGCAAGCAAAAGTTGACCATTCTGCAAGTGATCCAGCGCGGCGGCATTTCGAAGCGCACCGGCCAGCCGTGGGAGATTCACACGGCGCAATGCGTGCTGGAGCAAGAGAGCAGCGAGGGTAAGCAAATCCTTGTCGGCACGATCAATTTGCCGGCCGCGCTGAAGGATTCCCCGACCGGCGACTATCTCGCGGAGTTCGCGCTTCAACAGTCGATGGAGGGCAAGCTCGAACCCCGCATCGTGTCGCTGGTGCCGTTTGGTCGACCGACCGCTAAGGCTGCGGCTGCATCGTCGTAATCCGTCAAGGAAACCGGATCGCTCGAAGCTGGCCCACACGGGCGGTTCTCTTACTACCGGGCCTGAACCTGAGAGGAAAAATCAAATGAAGAAGCTGGTTGCAGTTGCGGCGCTCGCTACGGCAAGCATGGGTGCGTTCGCGGCGGACGTGCCGGTCGTGGCGATGGACGTCGGCCCGGTCGTGAGCTCGATTACCGGTATCGGTCCGAATATCGCGCTCGTCGGCGGTGCGGTGCTCGCGGTGTCGGCTGCGATGTTCGGCTATCGCGCGGTGAAGAGCTTCCTCGGTCGCTGATCGCGTGAACTCACGAGCCCCTGGTATGTGCGCGCGTACCGGGGGCTTTTTCTTGGGTGGAAGCCAATGAAACGGTGGGTGGTTGCTTCGCTTGTTGGTGTCGCATTCGGCGCACGCGCGGCGCAAGGAATCGACGTGATCGTGTGCGGCAGCGCGGCCAGTGCGCCGGCGGGCACGGGGCAAACGCCCTGCGCGTTGTCCGATGGCTCGATGGGCGTGCAACAGGTCGTACATCTGACGCTCGTGAACGGCGGTGCGGCGGATGACGTGCCGATGCACGGCGGGGCCGCTGCGGGCCTGAAAGTGGGGGCGGCCATGCTGCTTGTCTTTGCGATCGCGTACGGGCTGCGTGCGTTGCGTCGCTTTCTCGAATCTGCTTCGGAGAGCTAGTCATGCTTTGGTATTGCGTCGAGTTCTGCGTGACGGTCGGCACGATCGGCGGCGCCGCGCTGATTCTGATGGGATGAGCATGCGCAAGAGAATTCTCGGCGTCTGGCTGGCGCTGTTCGCGGCGTTCGCGATGGTGTGTAATCAGCAGGCGCATGCACAGGCCGCGCTCGCGCCGCTCGAGACCTTCGTAATCAATCGCGCTCAGGCCGCCATCCTGACGCGTCTTGCCGTCGCGCGCGGCATCGCCGCATCCGATCCCCGCATTGCGGCGACGCTGGCGGGTATGGGCAAGGCGTCGACCATGTTGAACGTCGTCGGAACCGGGGCCGCTGCGGCGCTCGCATTCGCGGGTGCGCCGGTCTGGCTGACGATTCTGGCGGGCATGGGCATTCTTGCCGTGGGCTCGGCTCTACAGTTGGGCGATGCGAAATTCCTGTGGAGCGGCGATCAAGTGTCGCTCGACGTGGATGCGCTGCCCGCCAGTATCGGCGATCGCTATGCGCCGATTCAGCCGCCCGCGGCCGCGATCGATCCGACCCGGCAAAAGATGTTGCAGCCGGAATTGTGGGCCGCGCGAGCCGGTATTCCGGTTTATCGGAACGGGACGTGTCAGGCAAACAATGCGTCCTGCATCGGCTATCCATTCTCGCCGGGGTTCGGCGCATCGAATTTCTACATGTCGCGTGGGCCGTTCGATATCCTGCCGAGCACGCTTGAACAGGCGCAGCAATTCGCGTGGTATTTGTACCACTACCTCGGGCACTGTGGCCTGAACTCAGGGTGTATCAACGAGAACGATACGAACGTTCACTCGCACGTGTTGTATTTCGCGCCCGAGCGAAACATACCGGGCAACCCGATCGCGTTGCATTACACGGAATCACGAACGGTTGCCATCAAGAGCAGCGGCGGGCGCGTCACCTATCGCAACGTCGTGACGAGCGGGAAGGACACGCTGTTTCAGTACAAGCGTGAAGTCGTGCCGCTCGTGGCCGACGACCTGGCGAAGCTGTGGCCGCGCATTCCGTCGAAGGTCGCGGCGGCGCCGTTGCCCACCTCGACTATTACCAGCCTCGTCAACGAGACGTGGAAGAACGCGGCATCGCAGCCAGACTATGAAGGCCTGCCGTATCAGCCGATCAGCGAACCCGACATTGCCGAGTGGGCGAAAGAGAATCCGGGGCAGGTGCCGACCGTTGGCGATCTGTTCACGTCCCCGGCGCGCAAGGGCAAAGACGTGCTGATTACGCCGTTCGTGCCGCCGCAACCAATCCCGGTTCCCGTGCCGAAGCCTGCGCCGACGCCCGCGCCGCGCCCGGCATCCGAAGCGGAACCCGAGCCGCGCCCCGCGCCCGCTCCAGTGCCGGGGGCGCCGCCGCAACCGCGACCGGTGCCCGAGCCGCAGCCGCAACCTCAGCCCATGCCGGTGCCGCGCCCCGTGCCTCAACCAGTGCCGCAGCCCGTGCCGGTTCCGTTGCCGCAGCCTGTACCGCATCCGGCGCCCGAGCCTGCGCCAAGTCCGGTTCCGCAGCCTGTGCCGGTTCCCGTGCCCGAACCCGTGCCCGGCCCGGTGCCTGTGCCGGTGCCGAGTCCGGTTCCTGAACCCATACCGCAGCCAATTCCGCAGCCGCTGCCGCAACCCGTTCCCATACCAACGCCAGCGCCGGGCACCAATCCGGGAACCGGCCGGCCGTCGCGTGACGACATATGCGCGCTGCATCCCGAGGCGTCGGCGTGCGCGCCGCTCGGCAGCGCATCGGATGTGGCGGTGAACAGCGATGCGAAGCGCATTTCGTTGTCGCCTCTTTCAATCGGTTTGACCAAGGGCGTTTGCCCGGAGCCGAAGCGGGTGGTGGTGTTCGGCGGCGAGCTTTCGTTCAGCTATGAGCCGCTGTGCGAGTTCGCCTTGAAGCTGCGCCCGTTGGTGCTGCTGCTGGGCGCGCTGCTCGCTGGCGTCATCTTCGTGACGGGGCTGGCGGCATGAGCTGGGCAAGCCTACTGGTGTCGCTGGTCGGGCCGATCGTCACGCGCGTACTGGTCGCACTCGGCATCGGCTTCGTGACGGTGACGGGAATCGATCTGGCGTTCGCTCAGGTCGTGCAGTGGATGACGGCGAGCGTCGGCGGGTTGAGCACCGATATCGCGAACGTGCTCGCGCTCGGTGGCGTGGGCGACGGCATCGCGTATGTGCTCGGCGGGCTCTCGGCGCGCGTGTCGTTCTACATGCTCACTTCCACAACGAAAATGGTGTTCGGCAAATGATCACGTTGATCACAGGGGTTCCGGGGAGCGGGAAGACGCTGCATGCGGTCTGGTTGTTGACGAAGATCTCGAAGGGGCGTCGCGTGCTGGTCGACGGCATTCGCGATCTGGCAATCGAGCACGTCGAGATTGACGAGCCTTGGTTACGCCAATGGCACGAAAAGGCCGAAGCGCACGATCTGATCGTGGTCGATGAGGCACAACGCATCTATCCGCCGACGACGGTAAGCCAAAAGCCGACGCCGGACGTGGAGCAACTGCACGTGCATCGTCACAAGGGCGTCGACTTCATCCTCATCACGCAGCATCCGCAGCGGATCAGCAAGACGGTGCGCGATCTGGTCGGGCGACATATCCACGTGCGCAACCTGTTTGGGCTCAAGCGCGCGATGCTCTACGAGTGGGACCATTGCCACAATCCAAGCAGCCTGAAAGACGCGGTGAAACGGCAATGGGCGTATCCGCGCGAGGTGTTCAAGCTCTACACGAGCGCCGAAGTCCACACGAAGAAACAGGCGGTCGTGCCCAAGGCGTTGTTCGTCGTGCCGATCGCGTTGGGCGTGTTGCTGTACTGCTCGGTGAAGTTCTTCTACAGCGCGCGCGACGGCTTCGGGGTGACGCCCGGCATGTCGGAAGCCGAGCACGAAAGAACCGACGCCCCCACGCAGTCGCCGCAACCCGCGAAGGCTGAGCGCGCGTCGGCCGCGCCCCTCTCGTCCGATTGGCGCATTGCCGGGCGCTACGTAACGGAAGGCGTGGGCTATGTGGTGCTCGTTGCGGCGGATGGCCGGTTGCGTCCGATGTCATTGGCGGGATTCAGCGGCGAAGGAATGCTGCTGACGGGGGATGTCGACGGAAAGACCGTTGGCGCTTGGACCGGCGCACACGCCGGTAAAACAGAACAAGGCGGGGGCATGCAATGAAGCGATACGGAGTGCTGATTGTGACGGCGATGGCGTATTCGGTGGCGGCCTTTGGCGTGGTGCCTCCGTTGCCGATGCTGCCGGCGGACGCCAGCCTGACGGCCGCCGCACCGACGTTGACACCGTTGAAGCACGTCGCCGGCACGTCGTTTGATCTGCGGTTCGTGACGGTGGCGCAGATTGTCGACCTGATCTATCAGGAGGCGATGCATACGCCTTACGTGCTCGGCCCGGATGTGCTGAGCGACGGGCGGCTCGTGTCGTTCCGCCTGGACGATCGGAATCGCGACGTGCGCACGGTCATGGGCGACTTCCTCGAATCGCTCGGCTTTCAGGTCGTGACGAGGAACGGCGTTGACTACGTGACGAAGAAGCCCGGCGCGGCGCGCGAAAAGGTTGATCAGGACGTGTTCGTCTACAAGCCGCGCTATCGCCGCGTCGACTATCTGCGCGCGCTCATCGAGCCGATGATCGGCGCGCGCGCGATGCCTTTGATGTCGCCCGTCAGCGTGCCGTCGCAACCAGTCGGCGCGGTACAGGTGCCCGGCGAAACCGCGGCGCCAGCTGGCGACGTGCCCGCGATGCCCGTTGAAACGAGCGTGCAGGCGCGCGGCGACGATCTCGTGATCGTGGGCTCGCATGATGAAGTCGCGCTGTTGCGCAAGGTCGTGCCGGAACTCGACACGGTGCCGAGCGAGGTGGTCGTTCGCGGTTGGGTGTACGAAGTGGCGAACACCGATTCGACCAACACGGCGTGGAGCATCGCGGTTCGGATGTTGAGCGGCCAGCTTCGCGTGTCGAGCGGTGATACGTCGTCGGATGCGAGCGCCGTTCGCTTCACGGGCCCGGGTGTCGACGCGGCGATATCGGTGTTGAATGCCGATTCGCGATTCAAGGTCGTCAGCGCGCCACACGTGCGGATCGTGTCCGGCGAGCGCGTGCGCCTGAACGTTGGGCAACAGGTGCCGACGCAATCGAGCGTGAGCTACCAAGGCTCGACCGGCACGCCGGTTCAGTCGATCACCTATCAGGACGCGGGCTTGATCTTCGACGTTGAGCCGACCGTCATGCGCGAGGTAATCGAGCTCAAGGTGCGTGAGGAGATCTCCGATTTCGTCGCGACGAAAACCGGCGTCGACACGTCGCCGACGAAGAACACGCGACAGCTACAGACCGTGACGCGATTGAAGGACGGCGAGGTCGTCGTGTTGGGTGGCTTGATTCAGGATCGCAATGCGACGGCGCGCAGCGGCTATGCGTGGCTGCCGAGCTTTCTCGATGGTCGATCCAGCTCGAAGCAACGCACGGAGGTTTTGTTGGTGTTGCAGGTGCAGCGGATTTGATCAGGCTCGGCGCTCAGAGGTAGTCGAGGATGACCGAGACGACGAGGTATGAGATTACCCCGGCCCCCAGCGCTATCGCCGCGATTTTGACCCACGTAAGCGTGTGTGTGGTGATAGGAGCGTTGGGGCGAGGTGGGACTGGCGATGCGCTCGCGGCAGCCGTGCTCGGGGGCGTATAGCCCTGCTCCAACAGGTGCTCCTTCTTCTTGTATTCCTCGCGATACCAGTCGCGATCGTGGATGCTCATCGTTTGGTCCCTCGGTTGTTTTAGTGATCGAGATTGTAAGTCAGCGTGGTATGGCGGCGGTGTCCAGCGTCGGGAGTGTCCGGCCGTGATCGAAGCGAGGTAGAGCGGCGGCGTCGCTGCGGAGTCCGGGCCGTTGTCGCGCGGCTCAGCGCGGCTCGCCGGACCGAGTAGCGGGTGCTCGCGAGGTCGGTGAACGGAGGCAGTGCGGTGGGTTCGCCCATCTCTTTGCAAGCTCGCCGCGGCGCGCGCGTTGCCGGGGCGTGGAGCGGAGGCGAGGGCGGTTCGGAAGCGAGGGAGCGGGGGTTAGCTGCGTGCGGCTCGCCCAGCGCAGCAGAGCGCGCCGGGCGGGCCGCGCGCAGCGCGGCCCCTAAACTTGTATCAGGGACACTTAACGGATACGACACGCTGACAAGCGCATCGAGCAAGGACAGAAAGACGGTTCAGAAAAAGGAAAGCCCCGGTCGCGGGAACGATCGGGGCTTTGTGAAGCAGTGCACTACAAGGACGAGTTGCAATGCACGACGCAAGTATAGGCGATTACTCGCCGTTTCGTAGGGAGTGGGTTGTCCGTGGTCGGAACTTCGGCGACGGGCAGGTCGAGGTGACGGCGACACGTTTCGATCGGTACATGGGCGCTCAATCGATGTGGGCCGTGCCAAAGGCAAAGCGTGGCGAGTCGGAGAACAGCGAAGCGAACCTGATGGACGCGGCGAAGCGTGCTAAGCAGCAGGTGCGGTTGCGTTGCAAGGCGATTGGAGCGGATCGAATGATCACGTTGACGTATCGGGAGAACATGCTCGACAAGGCGCGGCTCAAGCGCGATTTCGACAAGCTGCGGCGGCGTCTCGGCGCGTTGGGAAGCTTCCAGTATGTCGCCGTCGCGGAGCGGCAGAAGCGCGGAGCATGGCATCTGCATGTCGCGGTGAAGGGCCGGCAGAACTATCGCGTTCTGCGCTCGATCTGGCAAAGCATCGTCGGCATCGGAAACGGGCAGATCAACGTGCGCAACCCGTTCAAGGAAAAGGGCTTGCGGCACAAGCTCGCGTCGTATCTCGCGAAGTACATCACGAAGGATTTCGCCGAGCACGCGCTCAACGAAAAGCGCTACTGGACGAGCCGCGGCATTGTCGTGCCGGAAGTCATGCCGATTGGTCACATTCTCTCGAACGACCCCGCGGAAGCGCTGAAAACTGCGTTCGAAGCCGCGTTGCGCGCCGGCGCGACGTTGGATCGCTGTCAAGCGTTCTGGCGGCAGGAGTTGGGAGTGTTCTGGCTTTCGACTCGCGAAAATTAGGCGTGAAAGACATCAAATCTAGGCTGATTCGGACATTGTGCTAAAGAGCTGAACAGTTCAACCGATATTCGCTGGATCAATGACGCAGAGGCGTTTGGAATGGTCTTTGAGGAAGTAATCGGAATCTACATGTCGGAGAAGAAGCACCGTAGCAAGGAGCGGGATCAGTACTCCTTGCAGCGACTACAACCGCATTTCAGCGGCCGCGATTTGCGGGAATTGAAGCGGGGCGACGTTCGACGATACGTGTCCGCTCGGCTCGTGGATGGTGTCTGTGAGTCGACGGTGAAGCGCGAGCTCAGGCTGTTGTCCGCAGCTATCAACTTTGTGCGGACCGAGCACGACTATCCAGAACTGGCGAACCCGGTGCAAAGTCTCGGCCTTGATGGTGGTGAGTCGCGCGTTCGTTGGATATCTCGTAGCGAGGCATCGGCGCTGATTCTCGCGGCCGGGACGGCGGCACGGCAGCCGCATCTTCGGAACTTCGTGCGGCTCGCGCTGAGCACCGGGTGTCGGAAAAACGAACTGCTCGCGCTCGAGTGGCATCGGGTCGATTTTGAGCGTTCGCATTTTCGACTCGAGTGTGAGCACACGAAGAACGGTAAGCGTCGATTGGTGCCGCTCAACAGCGGCGCGTTGTCGGCGCTGAGGGATCAGCGTGATTGGGTGGCACGACATTGCACCGGGTCTGAGTGGGTGTTTGCCTCCAGCTCGGGGAGGCGAGTCGGCAACCTGCAAAAAGGGTTCGTCGCGGCATGTGCTCGCGCCGGAATCGAAAATTTCCGTATCCACGATCTGCGCCACACATTTGCCTCGTGGCTCGTGATGGAAGGTGTGTCGTTGTACGTTGTCAAAGACTTGTTAGGACACTCGTCTATTACGGTCACCGAACGCTATGCCCATTTGTCACCCGATCAGGGGCATGTGGCGGTGCAGAGGCTGTTGCCGCTCTAAATCTGCCGATCAAATTGCAGGAATATAGCAAATTTGCTAACATGAGAAAAAATTGGACGATTGCCTACTACAACGAGCGCGTCAAGCGCGACGTCTTCGCGTTCCCGGCTGGAGTTCTTGCGGACTATCTCCGGCTGTTGGATCTGATGCAAGAATTCGGGGCCGATCTACGGATGCCACACTCCCGAGCAATGGGTGGCGGGCTGTTTGAATTGCGTCCCAAGGGTAGGGAAGGTATCGGGCGGGTGTTCTACTGCACGCATGTGGGGCGGCAAGTCGTTGTGCTGCACTCTTTCGTCAAGAAGACTCAGGAAACGCCGCAACATGAGTTGCGGATCGCTCAAGCACGTTTGAAGGAGGTGCGTAATGGCTAAGGTAGCAGCGAAGCGTGCTCGCGCAGAGGGATTCAATCCAGTTCTGCATACGGCGCAGGATACGGCGCGTCTGCTCGCCGGTCACAATGTCAGGTCGGCGTATGACGCGCTGGAGGATGAGTACACCGCGTTGCGCGCTATTTTGTCAGCGCGGCGCGATGCTGGCCTGACACAGGCTCAGATTGCGGAGCGCATGGGCACGACTGCATCGGCGGTTTCGCGGCTCGAGGCCTCGTTGTCTAGCGAGAAACATTCGCCGTCGTTTGCAACGCTCAGGAAATATGCTGCTGCTTGCGGTAAGCGACTTGTAATTTCGTTTGCGTAGCTGGTTAGCGGCGGCCTGTGGAGCAACGTTTAGTGTCGGTCCGCACGCAGTAGCTAAGAGGCCGATGCGTCACAAATCTGTACGTTTCGGATACCTCCCCTACTGCACTCACAATCGGCACGCAAAATTTGTGCCGCATACCTCTCCGAAGAAACACTTGCAAAATTCTGCTTGTCGTCTTAAATCGCATACTTGACAATCTAAGCTCAAGTTGATCTATGGCGCGAAATGCCGTCTGCATAACCACAAGACCACGAGAACTGGGGCCCTTATGACTACCAAATTCGCTCAATTCACCGCGTTCGATGCTGCAAGAAAGCAAGTCGAACAAGACATGACGGGGTTTTTGCAACGGATGCGGAACGGTAGTCGGCTGCGCCAGGAAGTTGCATCTAACCAACAAGCAACGCAAAATAAAGGGTCGCAGCAAAATAAAAAAACGAAGACGGGACGTTGATGTATTCGGACCCCATTTCGAATGGGGCATTCATCGCTCTCTGTAATTAGAAATAAAAATGAAAAAGATTGGGGATCATGAGGCTTTGGGGAAGCTGTACTCCGAAAGAGATATTGAGCGCGTAAATCCGATGGAGAACGGGGGCGAGTTTGTGCCGCAAGATCCTATTCGCGCCCAATTTCGCAGGGACTATGCGCGCTTAGTTCATTGCGCTTCATTTCGTCGGTTGCAGGGGAAAACCCAACTTTTCCCTGGTAGCGAGTCTGATTTTTTCAGGAATCGATTGACGCATTCGGTAGAGGTCGCGCAAATTGCGAAAGGTATAGCTCTTCGAGTGAATGCCAATGCGCCTTTTGATGGACAGCCCATCAATACTGATCTCGTAGAATTGGCGGCTCTTGCTCATGATATTGGGCATCCGCCTTTCGGTCACAATGGCGAGTATGCTCTTGATGAATGCATGGGTGATTCGGGAGGGTTTGAGGGGAATGCTCAAACATTGCGAATAGTCTCTCGTCTTGAGAAAAAAGAAACGAACGATGTTCCCGAAAGAGCGGCGAACGGGGCTCCAGAGTCGGGCGAATGTGGGCTGAATTTTACATACCGAAGTATTGCTGCGCTGCTTAAGTATAATAAAGAAATTCCACGATTGAAGGCAGATCGAAAGGACCCGAACAAGCTTGCTAAAGGATTTTATTCATCAGAAGGCACGTTGATTAAGGCCATTCAATCCGCTGTGGCTCCGGATGGCTGGGGCGACGAATTTAAGACAGTCGAATGTCAAATTATGGATATTGCGGATGATATTGCCTATTCGACATACGATTTGGAAGATTCATTTAAGGCTGGATTTTTCACCCCGCTTGAAATTATGAGCTTGACGGCGGATGAGAAAATAATGGATGTTGTAACTAGGAAGGTTTCCGAGGCAATCGGGAATGGGGGGCTTTCGAAAGAAGATGTGCAGGCTGTGATTGTTGGTACATTTGGTGATATCTTTCCCGCAACATGCATTGAGGCCGACGGCGATGAATCAATGCTTCGATTGGCTGTTACGATTGCTGCTTATCAACAATCAAAGAAAATTGCTGAGGATGGGAATTTGCGAACTGAATTCACGTCCGAATTAGTGAATGAATTCATAAAAGGGGTTTCGATTGAGTTTAACGCTCAGGCTCCGGCTCTGTCCAAGGTAAAGGTGAATGAGCTTGTGAAGGTGAGAATGGAAACTCTAAAGCACCTCACTTTTGAAGCGCTGACTATGTCGCCTAGAATGCGGCTTGTGGAGTATAAGGGTAGGGATATAATAAAGAAGATTTTCTCTGCCTTGACCGAGGGCGGCCAGAAGGGGCACTTACTGCTCCCGAATGATTGGCGGGAAAAATATGAAAGTGAGCGCGATGAAGAGCGGCTGCGTGTGATATGCGATTTTATCGCCGGGATGACGGATCGATATGCGGTCGAATTTTTTGCGCGCTTAACATCAATTAGCCACGAGCACTCGTTCTTTAAACCGTTCTGATACAGAATTTGTACTGCGTCTTAACAGCATGGACGCAAGGCGTTTTGCGAGGGCGCGAACCACATTGAATTGGTGTCGTAGCGAGTAATAGGGTTCCTGCCCTCCGAAGGCAGGGGTTGCTGGTTCGATCCCAGCCGGGCGCGCC